ATTCACCTACTGTTTTAGGTTCAGTTACAACAGATAATAAGGTAATCTATACGATACCTGCAGGTCTACCAACAGGTTACTACACCCGTATATTAAGATCTAAAGCAGGTACTGTAGATATTAGACCTGCTAGTGGAGTAACTATCAATGGATCTACAGCAGGAGTAACACTTGGGTTAAATAGCGTAGCAGAAATTTACTGGACTGGTACTAATTCGTATCTTGTCTATGGTAGTTTAACAACTATCTAGTAGTATTTAAATTTTAAACTTTTCGTATAAAGCACGTTCTTTACGTTCACTATCTAAAGCAGCGCGCTGTTGCTGTACTAATACCTCTAACTCGTCAAGATTGTTAGGGTTAAATAGGGATTGTTCGTCGCTAGGTAGTTCACCGTTAGCGTCAATATACTCTGATATGATATCAATACGTTGTTGACCGCTAGTAGGTAAAGTTATAATACAAGGAGAGTCATATTTAGGAAAGAATATATCTGACTCTAAGTTATGATAGTATTGTTGATACAATACATCAAAAATATTGTCAACCTCTTTAATGTATTCTAGATTTGTGTCACGCAGACCGTCATCTTCAATCTTAATAGATGGGTCATACCTTAATAGGAAGATTATGTCTAATGATCTCATTGATTCCTTTACCAATGATATTGTTTGATCAACAAAGGTTTTATCAAAGCCATCGATGCCTTTATCATGACACCATAAGGTGTATACGAGATTATCAATAGGGCATCGATCGTAAACAACCTTACTGTCTTTTTTATACTCACTCATTTGCTCTATCATGAAACCAAGTATATCTAGCTGGGTTTCTTTGGTCGCTAAAGAAGAGTGTGGTAGTTGCTTGTCTTTAATTAAATCGCGATAGGTCTTTTCTGGTGAGACATATTGAGGCCAAACTTGGCGTATATTGGTAAGCAGTGTAGTCTTACCTGAATTCTGGCAGCCAGATATCGCGATTCTCATAACTCAATTTAATATATATTATTGATTAATCAACAACTATTCAACATATTCCACTTCAGGAAATTCTGTTTTAATTATATCTGTCTTATAAGCAGGAATTGGTTTTCCGTTGTTAGGTACTTTGTTGTTATTCTGCGTTGGTGTATTACAACTAACTAAAAGAATAGCGATTGCTAGAGTGAGGTTACATGCGTACATAAAAAATTGATTTTTGTTCTGATTCGGTTAATGTTTTAACTGATCCATTTTGAGGTTCAATAAAGACCCATCCTTCATCGGTATATGCCATATTAATAGCATGATCACCATATACACCATTAGTTCCAGCAGCTGTATAGTGTATCTCCGCAACGGTAATACCTTCGCTAGTGCCTTTACTTTTACGGTGCGAAATATGTGCTAGAGTTCTAAATAGACACGAAAAGTCATCACAATCGAACTTTTCTGTCCACTCATATAAACCTAACTCTTTAAGAACACCTACATAAAAGGGAATATATTCTTCCTTTAACCATTTAAAGGTAGGCATATTATAGACCTCATCAGGAAAAGTCTTTTTATATACATCTTTTAAGATGTCTTGTCGCTTAAGCTCTACAGCAGTAATTTTTTTCATGATTGTCTTAGTTTGTAAAGTAGTTGATCTAAAGCACCTTCGATTTCGTCTTGAATATTTTTAAGGGAACCGCTATCTGAATCAGTAGTAATAGCGCTAAGGTACTCTATTAAATCGTTTCTTATATCTGTATATATATCAATTACTGACTTATTATAAGCTGGTAACTTTAAAGCATATACTGTTGGTAATTGAACTTGACGCCACAAATGGTTTCTACCATAGTAAAGTTCAACAAGTCTATCTACTAAAGGATCAAGCTCTTCGTAGGCTTCTCCTAAAGCTTTATGTTCTGCATGACTTTCAGTTTGCCAATGATCAATCTTTAATCGATTGAGTAGGTTAAATAGTATTGATAGTTTCATAATTTAATGTATTAGACTTTTAAAGCGAGATCCCAAACTAATAAGTGTAATCTAGGACTAAAGTTTACACACATAGCTTTTGCATATTCTACTACTGCGGTTGCAACTTCAATATGCTCTTTTCTAGAGCCACAGCAAGGCATAAACCAAGTGTGAGTCCTAGGTACACAAATATTGCTATCAGGGCTAATGTATTTTCTATAAATTTCATCTAAATCTTCTGATTTACTTATTACAAATTTAAAATCTGACCCGTTACCTACATGCCATTTTAGCACATCAGGCTTATAAGTCTTTTCTTCCGGATCACCGTTAGTGGTTAACTTAGGTGATGTCGTAAATGTAGCGTTAAATGTCTTCCACTCTGCATCTGGTAGTAGTGTAGCATTTGTCTCAAAGTCAATATGAGGCAAGAATGCATATTTATCTTTAAAGGCTTGACATAGTTTAAGTAACTGCTTCTGCTGAATAAGAGGTTCACCACCGGTAAGTTTCCAAATAGCACCGGCATGAAGTTTATCAATATAACCTTTACTCTCCATAAAATCGAAGATTTCATTAAAGGTCATCTTATTCTTGACTGACCATGAGACATATGAGTCACAACCATTAGGTGAATCTACAGATGTAAATCCAATACACGTAAGGTTACACATAGACATTCTCATAAAGACTGAGGGTTTGCCGATATGTCGACCTTCCCCTTCAACAGTATAAAAAATGAGATCATCACTTAAAAACAAAGATTCCTTATCACAGTCAATATTCATACTTTAACTAATTATAATGTGGTTCATTTAAATTTCAATCTGTAAATAAAAAATTATTTTTAGCATATGATATATACCTATATGAGTATAAATAATGTTACATATGTCTCGTAAAATAGCGCGTAAGCGTAAAAGTGACGGGTTGGAAGATGTAAATGAGATACGTACATCTTTACAGCAGAACTGGTTTTTAAATTTTAAAATTAGGAAACCATTTCATTTTAATGAGCTTCATAAGAATTTTTATGATTGTATAAGACAAGATGAAACTAATATGGTGTTCGTGGATGGTCCAGCAGGTACTGGTAAAAGTTATATCTCAGTATTAGCAGCTCTAGAGCTCTTTAAAGAACAAAAGATTAAATCTATAATCTATATTAGATCTGTAGTTGAATCTGCTTCTAGATCTATTGGAGCTCTACCTGGTGAGGTCGATGACAAATTTTCACCGTATGCTGCTCCTTTACTTGAAAAGATTAAGGAGATTACAGATGAAAGCACCTTTAATCTCCTTAATTCTAACAATGTTTTACAAGCTATACCTGTAAACTTTGTAAGAGGTCTAACGTTTAATGACGCTGTAGTAATTGTTGATGAGTTTCAAAACCTAGATATGGCTGAAGCTATTACTATTCTTACTAGGTTCGGTCGTAATACTAAATATATCTTATGTGGTGACTCGTTTCAAGCTGATATCGGTAATAAAACATGTATTAATAAGCTTATTAACGCGTTTGATACTGATGAAAGCGCTGCTAATCATATATACTGCTTTAGATTCGGTGAAACCGAGATTGTTAGAAGTAAGATACTACGCTTTATTGTTAAAGCTCTTGAGAAGATACCACGTATTTAACCCCACGTAGTTCCTTCAAACCAACCTCCCTTACCGCTCGATACAGTATTTGTAATTTGAGCGGCTGTACTACGAGTTTGAGTAGGCGTTGCTGCACTAATATTAATCTCTGCCGGCGGTTCAGGTAAGAATGTATTACCTGTTGATGTTTCTACTACAACAGCAGGAGACTCAATTTTTTCAACAGATTCAGCTTTTGACTTTGCTGTATATGTAGCTGAATTATCTTCATGCTCAAAGACCTCTACTTTCTCTACCCAACATCTACCATTAGTAAGTGAACCAATATATTGTTGCGCAATATCAAATACTACTTTTGCTGTACGTTCAATTCCTACACCTTGGTCAAATACTCTTAATTGAATAAGTCCTTTACGTTCAAGTTCTCTAAAGGTTTCAAGCTCAGGATCATCACCAGCTACACACGTTGTATGATCAAACAAGTTATTAAGCTGTGCTTTAAGTTCTTTGAGACCACCGAAGTCTACTAACCATTGTTTATCATCTAATTGTGAACCACCAAACCAAAATTTAGCAATTAATTGGTACCCATGAATAAAGCGACAGTGTGAATGTGTTGCTCTCCATTGTCTAAATGCGCAAGATCCTAATTCAATTACCTTAGTTGATTCATATTGTGACTTCATCTGTTAATTGTAATCTATCTCAATTAACCTATCAACTGTTATTTAAATATTATTCTTATTTTTTAATATCTGTATTTACTTATTCGAAAGAAAAATAAATCAACTAAAAATTTTTAAGGTGCTTCCATTATACCTATTATCTGATGCCTATCTTTATCAATTTTATCTATATAAGCAATATAACTTCCTTTCACACCTTTAGATTTTGCTTCAAATGGTATTGCAAAAATACCATCATTTTTGTTTTCAGGTTTTCCTATTTTTACTAGCTCTAGTCTAGCTTTTATTGAATTTGGTTTAACTGCTAAACGTTTAGTAGTATCTGTCGGATCAAATGTAAAGGTATCTCTAAATGTAGGATCTGCACTACCATCAATAATTTCCTGTTCAGTAACTGCAGTACCTCCAGCTGGAGATTTTAAAAATATAGGTACAGCTCTAGTCTTTAAAAGATAATCCTTAAGCACTGTATTTGGGTTACCCCCACTGTATATTTCCTTAGCAGCCTTAGCCATTCCATACAACTCTGGAGATATATATCTAGCAACATTTTTACCAGCACCCTTAATTCCTGCTACTGCTACCTTACCAAGACCTCTCAGCATATCTCTAAAGGCTTCATTATGTAGCTCGCGCTGAGTGTACTTTTTCATTTTAAATATTTATATTACTTATTGATAAATTAATGAACTATTATACTATAATTATATGACTGAAATGAATTCGAATAGCATCCTACCTCTTGCAAATAGTAACTATCCTTGTACAGAAAAGGAAAAACTACTAATTATTGAACGTGCTGCAGTAGCTTATGGGTTGTATCTAGATGCTCTTGGTTTTGACTGGAAAAACGATCCTAATTCAGCTAATACACCTACTCGAGTAGCAAAAGCGTTCGTTAATGATCTTGCTCGTGGTTGTTATGACTCACCTCCAGCTATTACTGCCTTTCCTAACGATGGTTATGACGGTATTGTTGCTCAGTGTAATATTCCTGTTCATTCGATGTGCAGTCATCATGCTCAACCTGTTGTTGGTGTAGCTCATGTAGCATATATCCCTAGTAAAGACGGGAAAGTAGTAGGTCTAAGTAAGCTAAACCGTATTGTTGAGTTTTATGCTCGTCGACCTACTCTTCAAGAAGGACTTACTATGCAAATCTTTGGTGCTATTAACGAAGCGTGTGAAGGTAACCTTGGTGTAGCAGTATTAGTAAAGGCTCAGCACTTTTGCGTGTGTGGTCGTGGTGTTAAGCATCATGGAGGTAATATGGTAACAAGTAAGCTGTCAGGAGACTTCTTAAATGACGATAAGACTCGTACTGAGTTCTATAAGTTCATCGATATGGCTACCAAATAACGAACACTAATACAATAGGGTATGAATATTTTTGTTACTGACCCTGACCCTATTATTGCTGCACGTGATCTTTGTGATAAACACGTAAGATCTAAAATGCAGATCGAAGGAGCTATCATGTTAGCTCACGCGTTTGATCAGTCTACCTTAAATCACCCTTCTGTACCTCGTACTAAGACTGGTAAACCTCGTAAAAGTGGTAAAGGTTACTTCAATCACCAGTGTACTATATGGGTTCGCGAGTCAAGAAGTAACTTTCAATGGCTAGTAGATCATACTCTCGAGATGTTTACGGAACGAATGTATCGCTGGCCTAACTCTGCAGAGCATTTCACTTTAAACTTCATTAAGTGGTGTAAGGATAATATTAATAATACGATAATGCCTGATAAAGGTCTTACTCCATTTGCAGTTGCTATCAGTCCAGATAGTGAATGCCGTAAAACTATAGGCTTTAACGAACTATCTGTAGTTGAACAGTATAGAGAGTACATTCGCAAAGATAAAGACTTTGCAATCTGGTCGGTTAGAGAGAAGCCTGTGTGGTTCTCTTAGACCTCAACGCTGATATCCTCATCAGCGATGTTCTCTTGACCAACATCAATAAGTGCGTCAAGATTGTTCTCAATAAAATCCTTACCCACTAGTATTTTGTATACATTAGTGAGGCGATTACCAATTGAGAAAGGCGTTTTCTTAAAGAGTTTACTACCTATAACAACATCAAACTCTACAACAGGTCTTTCTTCAACATTACCTGCTCCAACGTTGATAGTAACAGTTGTTTTAAGCGGTTTTAGTAAGGTCTTATTATTTACAGTACGGAAAAATACTTTATCGCCTTGTATTTGTATCTCTTCACCATGAAGGACATTAAAAGATCCATTACCAGAGTCTAATTTAGCTGGTATCTTACCAACACCATCTAAATCAAAAAACTCTATTAATCCTAGTACTTGTTTTTCTTCAAAAAATTGCTTAAAGCTGTTCATCTTCATATCCAGTTGAAAACATGAGTTTGGTGTCAGAGTGATTATGCGAATCCTCATGACCGTCTTCACATCCACAATCTTCACTGTTAGAGTACTCAAGCCAACCATAAACCGAATCGATATAGTCTGCAGCTTTTGTAATCTTAGCAGCTACCCAACCTTCAAGAGACGGCATCTGTTTAATCATCTCCATTAGCTTGGGAGAATACTCAGCAAGTTTATATAGATCGGCGCACGCCATCTCTATCTCACTCTCATCGTGTTCTTCACCTTCATCATGATCATGATCATGAATTTGATCAGTGTCAGATGGGGGTCTAATAGCCATTACAATTGGACTACCGAGAGTCGACATACCAGCAGCTGGACTAATATTTAGCTCTTGCACAACTTTATATCTTTCAGATAAAATCCGCTGATCTTGCTTAGTAAACATATAGTTATTTATACTTAAGTATATTTTTTATCTGAGCTCTATCGTTTATATTACTTTTAACCTCTTCAGGTAAGAAATAATCCAGGGCTTTATCGATATCAGTGTTAATTAACTCTCTTGTCTTGCTACCCGATATACCTTGTTCTTGTGAAGGTATCTTAACTATCTGAACTAACGGATATCTTTCTACATTTTTGATAAAGTAGTTATATCTTTTTATATCTTCGTCTTTATCACCTGCACCTACCATAACTCTCTTATCTCTATTACTATCTACATACTCTATTGTGGATAAAACAGGAGTTTTGTCAGCCACAATTATTTCAATAGGTTTTGATAGATATTTAGCATATATATCCCATATATAAGCAGACATATCAGATGTTATACCGTCTCTATCCTTATTACCAATAAATACTATACCTTTTTTAGCATCATTTAAAATATACTGAAAGGCTTTGAAATGACCCTTGGTAGGTGGTTTAAATCCACCAGGTAGTATAGCTACTGAATCCTCTTCTTGTTCAAAAAATAACTTAAAGGATTTCATTAAGCAGTTGGGTTAGTAGATCCAGGGGTAGGTCTTCTGAAATTTATTTGTGAGAATCCAGGTTTACCTTCGTCACCAACTCTCGTTACCATCTTTGTTATGACTGGAGGATCATCTTCGTTACTACCCACTCTAGACAGAGCGAACCCTTCTGGTACTGTAGTCATCCACTCATTTGGCTCCTTGTCTGACTTTGGTACATATGTACCAAGAAGATCATTTTTAGTAATCTCGTTAAATATTTTAATAAGGCTGTTCTTTAAAACAGCAATAATTCGTGTTATTTGAAACGCTTTTTGTATAGATGGTTTTAGAGCTTTCAATTCAGCTATAACCTTATTCATTTTTTCAGTCTTATCTTTCTTCTTCTTTAACTTCCTAGCCATACTGTTATCCTTTTTTTTGCCTTCCTCTTCCTTTTCTATACTTTCAATCTCTTTATCTACGATGCCAAGTTCTTTTTTGTGCTTGATGGTCATGTAGTTAATAAACTCATTAGCTGACAATTTTGGATCTTCGAGAAATCTACCTAATCTTACTTCTGTATTTATGTAAGTCTTTAGTTCTGCTGTGTAATTAGCTAATCCACTGAAGTCAACAGAGTTAGCTAACCTTAAAGCAGTATTCTTCTTCTTATTAACATCTCTCAATAATAATTTACCAAATTGACTTTTTACATTCTTTGGTTTATTTGTTAATATGTTAAATAAAAACACTGTCTTTGATGGAGAAAATTCTTCTGGAGATGAGGTATACTTTTTAACCTTAAGAATTCCATTCTTAACCACATATTCAATATGGATGGCAACTCCAATCTTAGAATTTATAATCTGCTGACCGTAAGGACTATCAGGATACACAGCATATATAATGCCAGAGGGATTAGGCCTAAATGTCATAAATTTATTTTCATTCGCGATACCATCAATTGTATTAGGTGTAAATTCGTCCTTGATTCTGTTATCAAACATATAATCCATTTGATATATACCTGTTAAATTAAGAGATGGTAAATATTCTAGTGCTAGATTTAGTTTTTCTGCTAGCCCAGGCTGGGCACGATAATATGTATTTACATCTTCCGCATTATAGCAAATCTTACGCTTACCAGTCACCTCATCTTTTTTACCGAAAATTGACTTAGTACCAACGAAGAATCTACCATTAACATCAACACCAGCTACTATAGCAGGTGAATTATGAATTAAAAATGAAACACTACCTGTGTTAATATAAAAATTTTCTGTCGAGGTGGTAATATCGCATTCCTCAAATTTTTCTGAAAGGTGTTTAATTGATTTAATTTTCATGTTTAAGTAGAGCTGCTAACTTCTCACCATATTGTTCTTTAAAGTCTTGTAAATTCATATTTCCCTTTATTGTGTTACAATATTTTAACATGAATGTAATATTATTTATGTTAGCAGCCTCTTCGACCGATATTTTATGGATGTAGCAGTATAATATACTCAAAATATGGTCAGCTGATCGTTTTCTAAAATCGTTCGGATTCACCTTACCTGTCCTATCAGCAAACTCAATACCGGTTACACTGCAGTGAGTCGGTAGATTGCCTTCAACCTTAAGCCTCCTAACAATCCTCTGTGTTAGCATCTCAATCTTTTGTCTATATTCGCTAAAGTTATCAAAAAAAGAGGGATATTTATATGGTATTTTATTTAGACCTGAGTAACCCTGATTATCTAATTGTCCATAGTTAATAACACCATATCTATCCATTAAGGTGTCTCTCATCTGCTTTTGTTTAAACTCTCTACTATTATCGTCATACTTAAAGCCTCTTAATCCCACTCCTGTATTAACAATACATCTCTCTATAAAAGGTCGACCGACTCCATACTTTTTACAGAGACTGTGAATAGAATAGCCTGATAAATAGTCATTTTTTACTACCTCAGACCTAGTTAACCTTAGCTCTAAGTCTTTGTATTCTGTACATTCTTTAACATGTGAACCAAAATTATTATGTCTAATCTTACAATATTTGCAAACGTCTTTCATACAAATATTTATGGTTACCGTCTTATTTTTCAGGTACTTTTAGATCATCTTCTACTGTTAACTCTCTAGCCTCAACCCAGCCTCTATTAACTGTAAAAATTCTATGATCCTCAGTACATTTTAACGATGTACCGTCTTCCAACCCTATCTCTACCCAATTCTTATTATTACTATTAATTCTCGGTAGTTTAGCTTCTACCCATACATCCTGTTTACTAACCTCATCGTAACCTTTAACAAATGTAGGCTGATTGTCATTTATTATATCGATAATTGATCTACTACCACTCTTAGTTATTAATAAAGTATCTGGATGTATACATCCATCGAACTTGGTACTAATTTTGTAATCAGAATCATCCAAAAAGT